AAAAGCTGCGGCGGAGTTATATTTAAGAAGTGTTGTTAGTACTTCTAATTAATTATATAAATAAATATGAGAAATTTTCTTCTTGCTGGTAATGTTGCAGCTATTGCTGCATCTACTGCAATAGATAAAGCACCGGCTGGAGCACTTGGATTTTATTATATGAATAACGGTACTCCTACTGTTGATGCTACTGGCAAATTAATTACAGGTTATGGACAAATAGTTATGGGTAGAGCAAGTAAAGATGGAGGTCCTATAATTATTCCTTTTTATAATAAAGATTTTAGTTATAGTAAATCTACTTATTCTGCTGCTAAAACTTTTACTGCAAAATTTATTGTTCCTGAACCTGTTATAATGTGCGATCATACTGTTATTTTTACAAAGAAAGGTATTCAATTTAATGAACGTAGTAATTGGACTGCTTCTATTCATGTGTTTAAAGATACTGAAACTGCAAACCAAGTTGCAACTAAAATAGCAAATTATATTAATAATAATACTGTTACTTTAGGCTTAACTGCTGCTGTATCTACAGCAACCGTAATAGTTACCGCTACTGAGCCTGCTGTTGATTATGAAATTACTATGGCAGATGCTTTAAGTGGTACTACTGTAACTTATACAACTCGTGGAGAAATTGGAATTGCTGATGCAGAAGCAATTAAGAAGATGGCTAATATGGCTGCTGCCGACGCAGGATTTGAATATACTTATATGGACGATGTTCATTATTTATATCCTAATTATCCTCTTAATCCTAATACTGGAACAAATACTACGGATGCAGGCTATACAGTTTATACTTTACGATTTGCTGTTCCACGTGATGTTAAAACTCGTGATGAATTAGTTCATCAGATTGTACAAATTGCTATTCCTACCAGGGCAGCTCAAATAGCTACTATGGATACTATTCTTGCTGGTATTAAATCTGTTGCATAATATAGACGCTTTCGTATTAATTTTAAATATTAATAAATATTAATCGAAGAGAAGCTGTTGATATTATTTTAATTAATAATATTAGCAACTTCTCTTTTTTTTATTTAACATTATATGGATTTATTTGAAACAGCTATTTCACAAGGTATTGCTCCAGCAATAGTAGTAGCTATTTATCTTATAGTTATTAAAATTATTGATACTAAAAAAGAAAAAAATGCTATTAAAATAACTAATGAATTATTAGAAGCAATTTCTAAAATAAGTAATTTTTTAGATAATGTAATAAATAATATTATAGATAAAGATAAAGATAAATGTAAAAACGCTATTAAAAATTCTTTTGAAAGTGCAAGAATGCACATTACTGAATATATAGTAAATGTTATTGCTAAAAATAATATAAATGATAATAAAGATAATATAGTAGATAATATTAAAACAATTATAAACGCTGAATTTTATAATACTTATAATACATTATCTATGTATACTATCAATGGAATTAATGTAGCTACTATATTAAAAGAAC